AACTAAAGTCATTTGATGGGAAGAGAAGCATTTTTATTAATCCTTCTTGTAAAACACTAATAAATTCGTTAATGAAACAAGTTTATAAGGAAAACACAACACAACCTGAAAAGGGTAATGGATTTGACCACATGACTGACGCACTTGGATATGCAATAGAATATTTATTTCCAATCACATATAATTTACCAAAATCACAACCTAAAAGATTTTCATAATGGCTTACACAAGAAAAGACATAGAACAACAGCATAGTCAATATAAAGGCATGATGCCAAGATGGGAATATTTTATAAGAAGCTATTTAGGTGGCAAAGAATATCAAGACGGGAAATTTTTACAAGAATATCAATTAGAATTAGAATCAGAATATTACAAAAGACTTGCTTATACTCCATTAGATAATCATGCAAGAAATGTAATAGATATTTATTCATCATTCCTATTTAGAGTTCCTGCAACAAGAGTACTTGGTTCTTTACAAGATGACCCGTCAGTAGATCAATTCCTAGATGATTCTGATTATGAAGGCAGAACCTTTGATGCTCTAATGAGAGAAATACAAAACTATGCTTCTGTTTATGGACATTCTTGGATTATTGTTGATAAGCCATCAACAAATGTAATGACTCGTGGAGAAGAATTAGAACAAAACATTAGACCATATCTTAACATCTATACACCAGAAAATGTATTAGATTGGAAATATGCACGATCTCCTAATGGATATTATTATTTACAATATTTAAAAATTAGAGAGTCAATTGAAGATGAGAAAGAATGTTATAAAATTTGGTATGAAGATAAAATAGATACTGTATTTATTTCAACTAAAAATAGAGATGAACCAGTTTTATTTGAATCTGTTCCTAATCCTATTGGCAAAATACCAGCAGTAATTTTATACAATCAACGAAGCCCAATGCGAGGTATTGGGGTATCAGATTTAACTGATATCGCTGATTTACAAAAATGTATTTATAATGAATTATCTGAGATTGAACAAATTATCAGATTATCAAATCACCCAAGTTTAGTTAAGACTAGAGAAACAGAAGCTGTCGGTGGTGCAGGTTCCATTATAGAAATCCCAGATAACATAGATGCTAATTTAAAACCTTATATCTTACAACCAAGTGGAAGTAATTTAGATGGAGTAATTAAATCAATCATGCATAAAGTAGAAGCAATCAATAGATTATCTCACGTAGGATCAATTAGAGCAACTGGAGAAAGAATACAATCTGGTATTGCATTAAGAACTGAATTTCAATTATTGAATGCTAGACTTGCTTCAAAAGCAAAACAAATGGAATTAGCTGAAGAACAAATTTGGAGATTATTTGCTTTATGGCAAGAAACAGTATTTGATGGTGAGATCATATATCCTTCATCTTTTGATATAAGGGATTGGGCCACTGATTTAGAATTATTACAATCTGCAAAAGCAAGTAATATAAAATCAGCTACATTCACAAAAGAATTAGATAAACAAATAGCAAGGACAGTAATTGATAATGATGAGACACTTGCAATTATAGATCAAGAAATTGACACAAACACCCAGGCATTAGGAGAGTTTCCAGCACAACCTATAACATTACCAACAGTTTAATGTGGCCCAAGATTTATTACAGCGACTGCAAAGTATTAGAGAAAAAACAGTCAATAATTTAGAAGCACAACATCAAAGATTATTAAACGATACTTTAAGAACTTTAGAGACAAGAGTTATTCAAGCTGTATCAGAACTGCCAATACAAGATGGTGCTTTATTTAATACAAGACTTGCAATTGAAATAAGACCAAAATTACAACAAGCAATAGAGGAACTTTATTTAACAAAAGTTCAAACATTCATAAATGATTATGATAAGATTGCAGGAACGATTGTAGCAACTTATGGTAAACTTCCTATACCAAATGAATTTAAACAAATAACCGAAGCTGATTTAGTAACTATCCAACAGTTAAAAAAAATTGCATTCACTCAATTTCAAAATCTTGCAACTGAATTTACTAACACTTTAGCACAAGAAGTTTATCAATCATCATTAGTAGGCAAACCCTTTGCAGAAGTTGTAGATTCAATTAGAAGCAAGATAAATGGAATATATCAACAATCAGATGATAGAAAAAGAGAAGAACTGGTAGACTTTATTCAGAAACAAAAAATCGCTGGAAACATAAATACTGAAGATTATAAAACAGCAGTAGATGAACTTAAACAAACTTATGGCTCAACTGTTACTGGAGAGAATCTATCAGTCTACTCATCTCAAATAGTTCAAGATGCTCTTATGGGTTTTGATGGGCAGTTTGCAAAATTTAGAGCAGATGAATTGGGATTAACCCATTATATTTATTATGGAACTATCATTAGAGATAGTAGGGATCACTGCAGAAAAAACTTAAACAAAGTATTTACTGAAGAACAAGCTAGAGAATTATGGCAAACAGAATGGGAAGGTAAATCTGGTAATGATCCATTTTTAGACAGAGGTGGATATAATTGTAGGCATCATTGGCAACCAACAAGTTTAGATTGGGGCGATATTAAAGATGACGGTACTTTTGAATATACGTTGGAATAATGTATTTTAATTACATATTCTTGCATTTTTATAAATTACTTGATAATTGACAATTATAAACATATAGAAGGAGAATAAATAATGAACGACCAAGTAAAAAAAGAGTCGGTTGAGACAACAGTAACTCAAAAAAAAGCTGGTGTAGAAGTTTCAAAAGATCAAGAAACTGAGAACAAAGTTTTTACTGCTGACCAGTTAGAACAAATAGTTCAAAGAAGATTAGACAGATATAAAAAATCTATTTCTAATAAACTTGATGGAATAGACATTGAAGAAGCTAAAAAACTGATTCAAGAGAAAAAAGAAAAGGAACTTGAAATCGCAAAACAACGAGGCGAATTTGATAAAGTTCTGAAGGAAACAGTATCAAAAAAAGATTTAAAAATTCAATCGTTGGAGACTGAATTAAAAAAGATTCGTATAGACGAAACTTTAGTCAATATAGCTAGTGGTATGAAAGCTGTAAAACCAGCAGAAGTAAAACAGCTACTAAGAAATAATGTTAGACTAAACGATCTTGGTTCCGTTGAAGTTATTAATGATGACGGGACTTTAAGATATTCAGATAAAGGCGAACCAATGTCAGTAAATGATTTGGTAAGCGAATATTTAAAAAACAATCCACACCATGTTTTATCTACTCCAGCAGGAGCAGGTAGTCGTGGACAGATTGGTGGTGCTACTCCAAAGCAAATAAAGATTGGTGATCTTGATTTGAATAATCCGAATGACAGAAAATTATATGCTGAAATGAGGAAACAAAGAGATCAAGGTATATTTAAAATGAAAATAACTAATAACAATAAACTATAAAAAACTATGGCAAACGAAACAACTAGTACCACATTATCGGAACTATTTGAGAATATAACTCAAGAAGCTATATTCACATTTCAAGAAACTTCAGTAATGAGACCTCTTGTTACTACTTACCCAATAAGTGGTTCAGGAAAAACTATTGAAGTTCCTGTATACCCAGCGATAAGTGCAAATGCAGTAGACGAAGCTAGTGACTTATCAAATACAGCAGTAAACCCAACATCAGTTACAATCACAGCTTCGGAAGTAGGCGTGATGACAAGTTTAACGGATCTAGCCAAAGAATCAGCAAGTAGAAATGTTGGTGCTGATATTGGAAAACTATTTGGTGAAGCAATTGCTAAAAAAGTTGATACTGATTTAGCAGGACTACTTGATGATTTTGCATCTGCAAACGATCAAGGTGGTGCTGGAACAGAATTAACAGTAGATTTGCTTTTCAAAGCACAAGCTATTTTAAGAAGTGCAAATGTACCTGCACCTTATTATGGTGTGTTTCACCCAAAGGCAACTTTCAATCTGAAGAAAACATTAACAGTACCAGCTTTTGCTAGTTCTGGTGGTGGATTATCTGTATCAGAAATTGGAAATGAAGCATTAAGAAATGGATATGTCGGCAGAATTGCTGGTATTGATATTTTTGAAAATGCAAATATTTCAATTGATGCTTCTGATGACTCAAATGGTGGAGTATTTCACCCAATGTCATTAGGTCTTTGTCTTAAAGAGGATTTCAAGATAGAGACACAAAGAGACGCTTCTTTGAGAGCAACGGAAATTGTAGCAAGTATTACTTACGGCGTAGGTGTTATTAAAGATACTTATGGTGTGACTGTACTTACAGATACTGCTCTTTAATTAGACTATGGTGGGGTGTAAAAGCCCCACCTACTTAAATGAAACAGATAGATATTCCTAAAACTATTCTGCATTTTAAGAATAAGGATTTTATTTATCGTTATGTGCTAGTAGATAGATTTAAACACACATCAAAAGCACATTATGGTTTTGACAAAGAATTAGAATTAACAGAAGCTGAAATATTTGCTAAAGTTACTCCTAGAAAATTAAGAAGAAAATATATTATAAAAGATTAACATGGCAAATTTCACAGTAGATTCAGATTTACAATTTTACCAACCAGATATTTTAACTTTTGGAATAGCAAACTTTACTTCTCCAAGAGATTATCACGCACAAGCTAGATTAGATATAGAACGAGATTTAAGGATAAAATGGTTTCCAGTTTATTCAAAAGAAACTTATAGAGACATAGCTATTTTAAACACAACTGAAATGGACGCAACATTATTGACTGATGCACAATTTAAAACAGCAAGTGTTTTTAAAGTAATAGGTTTTTATGCATGTCCATTACTTACAAAATTTAATTCAAATGATAATCCTGATAGATTCCAAGTAATGATGAAATATTATCAACAAATGTATGCTGATGAGATGGAGTCTATTTTAAGAGATGGTGTTGAATATGATGCAGATGATTCTGGTGCAATCGCCAATGCAGAAAAAGCACCTTATCATAGACTCAAACTTATCAGATGAGAATAACTGTTGAAGATAATACATTACAAGTTGCAAAGAACTTTGAAAAACAAGTAAAAGAACAACCTCAAATAGTTAAAACTGCATTAGGAAGAACTGCTGAATTTCTAATGGGTATTATTAAACAAAGAACTCAAAAAGGTATGAGTGCAGATGGAAACTCGTTTCCACCATATACAGAAGCATATAAAATATTTAGACAAAAAGCTGGAAGACAAACACAATATCCTGATTTAAATTTTTCAGGGCAAATGCTATCTAATATTACACAAAGATCAAATCCAAGTCATGCTATAATTTATTTTGCTAACAAATTTCAAAACACAAAAGCATTAGGAAATCAAAAGAAAAGAAAATTCTTTGCTATTGGTGCAAGAGAAATACAACCAATAATGAATGTTTTTATGAGGGAATATAATAAACTAAGCACAATCAAATGAGCAAACGAGAAGATATAGCATCTGATATAGTTTCTGCTTTATCAGCAGTAACTTCGCCTATTACTTTAAAAAAAATAACTAGAGAACCTTTTAGTGTTGATGAATTATCTGAACAGCAATATCCAGCTTGTTTTATACAATCAGGAAATGAAACTAGATCAGATCAAACAATAAGTTTTACAAGTGCTTTAAGAGAAGCAATAGCAGATTATGTTATTATTGGATTTGTTAAAGGAACTCCATCAAATATTGACACTAAAAGAAACGAATTAATTACAACCATTGAAACAACATTGAATTCTGATAGAACACGAGGTGGGTTCGCAAAACAAACTCAAGTAGTAGAAGTTTCTACTGATGAAGGTGTTTTATTCCCAATTGGTGGTATCAGAATGGTGGTGCGAGTAATGTACCAATACATTTCTGGAACACCTTAATTTAAACTAACAAGGAAACAAATATGGCAACACATACTGGCTCAGAAGGACTAATTAAAGTTGGTAATACAACTGTTGGCGAATTAAGAAGTTATACTTTAGAGCAAACAGCAGATACTATTGAAGATACTTCAATGGGAGATTCTTCAAGAACTTTCAAATCAGCTTTAAAAGGTTTCTCAGGTTCAGCAAGTTTATTTTTTGACGAAGCTGACTCTGGTCAAACTGCATTAGTTGTAGGAACTGAAATAACAATCAAAGTTTTTCCAGAAGGAGCATCTGCTGGAGATAAATTTTATGAAGGAAGTGCAATCGTAACAGCTTATAATGTAAGTGCTTCTTTTGATGGAATGGTAGAAGCTGAAATGACATTTACTGGAACTGGTGCATTAACATTATCTACTCAAGCATAATTTAGTTAAAGGAAGATATGAACGTTATAGA